CGTCATAGACAAAAATAATGTCACCCACTTTTAACAGCGATGCGATGCTGTCAAAGTAGCTTACAGTATTAACTGTAGCTTGGGTGTCTGTTGTTTTATATAAATACATCGATGGTGCATTACCAGACTTCGATGCACAAACAGTTACTAAACCAGTATTAGAATATGCCATATCATTCTCTCCTTAGATTAAGATTCGCGAGCGGTGATTTTGACAATACCCTCATCATCGATGTTAATTGCACCGGCTGAGAAAATGCTGTTCACGAGGAACGAGGTCTTCTCAGGGATGTAGTTAACTTCGGTGCGTGGAGCAATAGCTTCTGCATAGCCGATGGCATCTTTATGGAAAGCAAAGCAAGTGCGGTCTAAAGAACCATCAACTGCTAGGCCACCCTCAGAGCGGTCACCAAGGATATGGAAAGTAAAGCCCAAGAACGTATTGATTTCACCAGCAACAAGTGCTTTAACAGTATTGAAGTCAGAGCTAGTTACAGCTGTCTCAGACAACAACGATGCTAAACCATTTGCGTGGAGGATAATGTGACGGCCCTCTGGAGGTACGTTATTCTTATCCAACAATTTTTTAGATTCGCGCAACTTGGCTACGTTCATGTTGGTATCGCTACCACCGATATCGTTAGAAACAGTCAAGCTGGTGCTAGATGCTGTCAAAGCATCAAGAATCAACTGGTCTTGTCTACGTCCAATAGCGTGGCCTAGAACTTGTACAAGCTCTTGGCGCTCATCAAAGTTAACTTTAGCCTGGCTGAAAATGTCGCTGTACTCAGCGGCATTAAAGTCAGATAGGGTGCAAGTTACGCTTGAAAATGCTACGTTTAATGGGGTTACATCAGATTGACTAATGCGTGGGGTAGCCACACCTTTGCCAACTTTTGGAAATTTAACTGTAGAACCTTCTACTCCTCTACGCTGACGAACAGCACCTACCAGCATTGCTTTGCCCTGGAAAGCCTGTTTTACCTCAGCATCAAAGAGGGTAACAAAGGCATTAGATAATGAAATGCTCATGTGTTTCTCCTAAATAGGTAAAAAATAAATTGGGTTTTTGCTTTGGTGTGCCTGTTGCCAGGGCCTACGCTTGCTACTTGCGGTAGCCAATCGTCAGATTAATCTGCATCAAGGGCCAACTAAATGGTATGCCTTAATGAGTTTCTAGCAGAAATGTAGGAAAAATACAACATCTAGTGAAATATTTTTTACATCTACTAAATGTGGATAAAAAAACCCCCGGCAAACTGCACCGGGGCAAGGGTCACTCTCGTGAGGAGATTCTTTATATTAGCCGAAATTTTGAGCAAACATCTTCTCAACCTTGGCTCGGTAGGATGGGTCTGTCTTGTACTTAGGATCACCAACCATTTGGTACAGTTCGTCTTTAGATGGAGCGCCCTCAACTGGCATAGACTCTGTTGGGATACGAGACCCTTCATAGGTCTCACGCAGTTTCATCAAAGCCTTTAAGCCTTTGGCAGTACCGCCCATATACTTAAACTCTTCAAAGTCATCTTTGCCCCATACCCCTTTGTTTACAAGACCTCTAGCCCAATCTGTCATTCCTTTAATAATGACATCTGCGTTAGGGCCAAGGGATGCTTTCTCTTCAGCAAGTGATCTAGTAACAGACTCTACTTTCTCTGCCCCCATACCAACAACCTTGCCAACCAAACTATCTAAAGCGAGTTGCGATATCCCATTCTCTTGCGCCCAACTCATAACGTGGCTACGAACTGGGTCATTCTCAGGAACAGCACCAAATGCGGATGCATCATACTTACCATCTGCGGGTGCCTTGTGTTTGCCTTGCGATATCTGTTTCCTAAGATCCATCCAAGACTTGGCTATGCCCTCTAGATCGGGGGCTGAATCGTCTTTCTTCCAAAAGTTCTCAGGCCACCAATCAGGTCGGTCTAGCGGAGTGTCATCCTCTTGCTCTGCTAAAGGAGATATCTGTGTTGATTCTGAGTTTTGCTGCTCGGTACCTTGGCTGTCCTCAGTTGTTACTGAGTCCAGTAGGCCACCATTCTCTGTGGGCTGGACTGCTTCGGTAGTTTCCATGTTTACATTTTCCTTGCTTTATTAATCCTTGCTTCAAGATCCCTAATTACGCTGTTTTGTCCTTCTCGGTAAAAAGCATAGCTAGGATCAGCGCCAGGCAAGGCAACTGGCTGCTCTAACAAAGTGGCTCTTAACCACTTCATTAGTTTTTCGCCATCCTCTGAGCTGAGAACTCGGAGGCATAATTTGTTTAGGTCTTCTACTGATTGGTCAACATCGCGAATATCTGTAACTACACTTTCTAGGCCAGCCCATCCGTCAACATTCATTGTTTAGCCCCCAGCCATTTTTAACATTTCTGGTACAGCCTCTGGGTTTTGCTCGGCAACCTGAGCCGCCTGTTGTGCAATCTGCTGGAGGTTGTACTGTCTCTCAGCGGAGTCATACCGCAGTTTTGTTGGGATGCCCAGCTTGTCTGCAATGTAGTCTGTAATCTCGCCCATCTTTGGTGTGGCTTGACCCTCTGGGCCAAAGCCTTGAGCCATCTGTACAAACTGCATAACATTGGTTACGTCTTCCATGTTCTGAGCCATGGCCAATGGAGCAACTGGCGCTACCTTAACCTCTAGTCCATTAACACGCAAAGGCATATCGATAATACCTCTGTCATCCATGACTTGTAATATTTTTGCAACAAGTGGAATCATGGTCTCGTTTATCAATCGTCCAAATGCTGATCCGAGGTTCTGACTCAACTCCTTCATACGTTCTACGACTTCCGTTGCGGAGCGAGCAGACATATTATCGGGAGGCAAACTCTCATCTAGCAGTATGCGTTTAATGTTTCCACGCAAATCACCCATGATAATTTGAGCTACATTAAAGTCACCAGCTCGTGGCAATGGCTTTAGTGATTCGCCTTGTGGGCCACCATTACGCGCTACAGGAATAATTGCGCCTGGGATAATCTTGACAGTTGCTGGATTAAGAACTCCATCATCAGCTGCGGTATACACACCGGATATAGCTAAAGATGCGTTCTTTAATACTAGCTCTAGTGTTTTATTCAATGTCTTGATATCAGGCAACGCAGTAATCAATGGGCCTCTGCCATATATCTCACCGGCTACCTTCATATAGCGACTGACTACCCAAGGACTCTTCTTGAGTCTGCGATAGACCAGCTCTTGCTTAGACTCTTTGTGGATAACGTGATAGCAGAAGTCTCCACGCTTTGGATCAAATACTGTAGCCTCAATCAACTCAAAGTCTTCTGTTGGCTTTTGGTCAATCTTCTGCTGTAAGTCTGTAGGAATCTCGGCATCTCTCCATTGCTGGATAATTGCCTCACCTTTAATACGCATACGTCTGTATACATTGTCTACCTGACCATTAGCGCCCTCTTCAAAGGCAACCAAGAACTGTGGCACAGGAATGAAGTTGATTGGGCTGGTATCGTCACCAGGCTGAACCATCATTACAGCCGTACCAACTGCTAGGTCAAGCAAGAACTCGCCCATCGCAATGTCAAAGTTAGATTGCTTGAGAGTTGCAAACATCTTGTCTGCATAGATATCAAGCGCTGCGGATGCCTCTGCCTTGCGGTCTTCTGGAATATCTGGGCCAGTTTCTAATCTGCACCATTTGCGCTGTGGTGGGAATATTCCTGACTGTAAACGATTAGCAAAGCGCTGAGTTGAATTAATAGCAGTTGCATCAAACACACGATTCATCTTCTTAGCACCGCCAACCTTGCCATCGTAGTAGCCGTCATAGAGGTTACGTTGTGGCAGAGCGAACTCGTATGCCTCATCGTATAGGTCTCTAAAATCCTCTTTCTTACGCAACGCTATATCGTGGCGCTTGAGGATGTCCTCTGGTTTTAATCTCATCATTTCAGCCATATCAATCCTTTTTGTGTCTATTGGCAAAGTTACGCGCTGCCTCTTTGCTACCAAAGCCCCACGCTTGCAATGCTTTCTTTAATCGTGTTGGCCTACCCTTCTCATCCACTAGTGGCCCAGCCATACCACCAAAGCGAGCAGCAAAAGATACTCTGCGTGGATTGGTTCCAACTTTAACTGGTGACTGTAGGTTGCCACCCTCTTTACGCTCAAAGTGTTTACGGCCAGCCTCATTAAGGCCACCACTTGGATTCTGATGTTTTTTTAATGTCATTCGTACCACTCAATCATTAGGTGTGCTGCGTGTGCTTGAGCGTTAACATTGGTAAAACGAAATAAATAAGTAGTTAATGGCTTTAAAATAAATTCAAACGTAAACGCTTGTGCGCCACCACCTTGTTTGTTGGCTGGCACAAACTCGCCAAAAATCTCTGTTCCTACTGATGTAACAGTTGGTGTTAATACTGCGGCAGCTGTGCTGGCAGTTGTAATAATTCTATTTCGTCTGTGGACTGTCATTGACGTACCACCACTTGTGGTTGGTGATTCATATACAAAAAACTCAGACTCACCAGATCCACCATAATCAAAAACAGCATTAGGCGAGTATCCGCTAGGCCAAGCAATAGCTATATCAATACTTGACCCAGCTCCTAATCCAGCTGCATAACCAAACATTTTGTAAACATAATAACCTCTGCCTTCATGCAACCTTAAATGGTTTACATCAATTGTTGGAAAAGGCTTATCTGAGCTAGTAATATAACTAACCCCATCCTTATCAACATAAGCTGGGTTAACGTGCCTGGCTTTGGTTGTTTGAGATTCGCGCTCAATAGATACGGCCATTATTTCTTCTTAGGCTTCATTGCAGTCTTAGCGGCTTTAACAAATGCAGCATCAGTTGGTGCGCCAGGAGAACCAGGCTTACGCATCTTCTCCTTAGATCCCGCTTCGATCCGCTCACGTTTTTTATGGATATTGGCATAGAGACCAGCTTTCATATTAGTACCCTCCCGCTTTGCGGCCTTCGGCCATTGCAATTGCTTTTGCCTGAGCTGGTGTTTTTACTTTCTGACCAGAGCTTGACTTGAGTTTCCCTTTGGAATACTCACGCATTACTTTTGCAACTTTGGATTGCATTTTATCTGTATCTGGCATATCTATCCTTTATAAACTTTGGTTAGAGCCGAGGGTTTCTTTCATCCCCATCTCTGGATTTAAACGTGCATCCGACAAGAGCTGACGGCCTCTACGTCTTGCGCCACGCATCTTTGCGCCAGCCTCTTCTTGTGCTTGTGTTGCTTTCTCAACACCAGCAACTGGTTCTGGTATTTTCTCAGGCTCTGGAGCCTTTGGACTACCACCGCCACCACCACCACCACCACCTCCAAACACACCTGGAAATATTCCACCCATGATTAATATCCCTTCATATCGTTAGAGCCAAGCTTTTGAATGCCTGTCTCTGGGGTTAAACGTGTATCCGATAACAACATTCGGCTACCACCACGAACACGCGCTCTAGTGCGAGCTGCGTTTTGCTCTGCTAGTTCTCGCTTTTCTTCTTCAGCTTGCGCCCGAATGCGAGCCGTTTCTTCTTTAGTCTCATCAGCTGCTCGTTGAGCGCCACTAGTATCTGGAGATCCACCAAATAATCCACCCATTTAATACCTCGTCATTAGTAAGTAATCCACCTTGTCAGGGCCATACATCTTTAAAATCGCTTCGGTCTCAAACCTTAATGCTTTCGCATAACGTATTGCCCGAATATCGTCAGTTCTAACAGTTATTTGTAGTCTGTGCAAGTGTAGATATCGGATTGCGATATCTACAAAGGTTCTGCCACATCTAAGCATAGATGTTGGGTGTTCTCTAGCCTGATTATCAAAGATGCTCCACATCTCGCCAACTCCACCCCAAAACAAAACAACCCCAAAGATGGCTATCGGTTTATTGCGATAGAACGCAGTAACCGCTGTGCCGAGTGTTGCTTGGCTATGTATCATGGATCTGAGGTCATAGCCCCTAGCTACCGCCAACAACTCTGGCTGGGTAGTATCGAGCTGGTCAAAGTGGTCAATCACGAATGGTAGATAGAACACCCCTCTCTTAGGATGCATCTCCTCATTCAATACCTCATAAGGTATGGTTACTTTCATCTTGAGAATATATCAAAGTCG